AGATGAGAAAGGTACTAACTGAACTTATTTTTAAAAGATTTAAAATGAAAGATTTATCATTCAGTGAATTGTGGAGCAGGCGACCGGTGGAGTTTTACGTGTCGGCGTTTTGCATGGAGCGCGGGGAGACGGTATACTTTTCGAGGACGACCCACCCAGCCATGAGCGTCGTGGATGCGGTGTGTGCGTCGGTGGCGGTCCCCATGCTCTTCGCGCCCGTCCAGATCGGTGAGTTTCATTACGTCGACGGTGCGTTCCACGAGAGCACGCCGGGCCTTCCGTTCTTGAACCGGCCGCGTCAGGAAATTCTGGCCCTCAGGCACCGACGGGACGGGCCGCCGACACCGAGCACCACATTCACGGGCTACGTGGCGAGTCTATTTTCCAACGTGCTCAGACTTCGACACGACTACAAGTATCCGACGGTCTGCATAGGTGACGATATCGACGTGTTTGATTTTGGAGCCGACCGCCTAAGACTTTTCGTCCTCGGACAAAAATCTGTGACTGTATTAAATGACGCATATTATCCGCTCGGGCTACGTGGCCCGCCGGAAATCCAAGATGGTCCACGTCAAGGCGGGACCGACCCACCGCGCGTATTCGTACCGGAGCAAGTCGGGCTTTACCCGCGTGAAACCGGTACCGACCTACGACGTGGGTGCGATTGGCAAGGGGGCCAAAGTGATCGGTCGCCTCAAGAGGGGGATGCTGACCTCGTACGGGTACCACCCGGTCGAGGCAAAGACGAACCGTTACAAGGCTCTGAGCAAGGCGGTGACCAAGGGGCGCGAGAAGCCCCTGTCAGTCTTCCGCCGGCTTCAAGCCATCGGTACTTTGACAAAACGCACCTTGCCCCGCGCTTCCCGCATCTACAAACAGGATGCCAAATGGGTCAGAGAAAAGTATTCTAAATTTTTTGTCACCAAGTAGTATAAAATGGCGATGATTCCACACGGTCAGCCGGGCAGCGGGGCCATGATCCTGGGCGGGGTCGCCCGTGGGTTCGGTGGTGCGCTCTGGCAGGGCCTGCGTTCAGGCGCGCTCGCACCCGCCCCTCCAGTGACGGTCCACATTCCTACGGGTGGTATGAACGCGGCGAGCGCGGCGGCCATGACGGCCATCGCGGCCCAGGTCTCGGCCGAGACGGCGGCGTTCATCGAGCGCGTGACCCCTTACGTCAAATATTCATTTTATAGCTTTGCCATCATTCTGTGTCTCGTGATCGTCGAGAAGGTCTATAACGGACCGGTCGGCTCCGTCATCGGGGCTGCCGCTCGGGGGCTGCTGGCCGTCATAAAGATGGGCGCGCCTGTCGGTCAGGCGGGCGCCCGGCGGTTCGTCAAGGCGGTCGGCCGTCTGCTCCGTGCTCTGTACGCGCTGCCGGGTCAGACGCGCGACGCCATACTAGAGCGCGTCGTAGAGATTCAGAACTACGTCGGGCACAAGGTTCGTACGGTCCGCGAGGGTCTCGTGGCCGTGCACGGCTACTTGAAGCGCGGCCGTAACGCCGTCGTGGGGACCCTCCGGCAGTCTCTCGCGCGCGTGCGCACGGCGGGTGTTCGCGTGCGCACGGCCGTCGTGGGGTTCCGGGGCCGGCGCCTGGCCAAGCGCGCGTCGCAGGAGGCGAACGCTCAGGCTGCCCGCAATCAGAAGATTCGCGGAAACCTCGCAGCCATCAACGCGCGCGTCGTCGCCGTCGAGGAGAAGCGCGTCAAGAACCTCATCAACAAGGTGAAAAAGTCATCGGCTCCCCTGACCGCCAAGGAGAGGCGCGAGTACCTGGCGCTGGCCCGCAAGTCCGAGCGCGTCGTCTCGAGCGCGAACCGTAACGCCGCCCGGGTTCTCACCGCCCTCAAGGGTCGTCGTTCTCATTAGACCGTGCGTATCCATTCCCACCGAAGGTCTCCGCATATCCCCTTCCATATTTCATCTTGTTTATAGAGCTTCTCTTTTGATTTCAAAAGAGGAAAGCACGGGAGGTAGTCGTCCTCGCCCAAAAGCTCGCACAACTTGTAGAGCGTGTACGAATAGGACAAAAAATTCTTACGGTCTTTAGGCCGATGTTTCTCAAAGGGTTTCTGGATCTGATAGAACATGAGTCGGAGTCGCTCCTCGAGGGACTGTGGCATCGTGGGAGGTTGTATCCCGTTGAGAATCGTCGCGATATAGGGGACGTGCTCGTAGTATTTGGATTTATTAAGCTTTTTAAGAAGCGCCTTGACTTTTTCATGCGTAATTTCCGACAAGTCCTTCACCTTTTGCTTTCGAAACTCGGACCGGAGATCTTCGAGAACTTCGGGGGGAACGCTAGTCGATTCCTTGGCCTGGAACTGACTGACCCACTCGTTGAAATGATTCTCACGTTTGTATGAATAGACGATGTGTTTCTCCATCTCCTGTTCCTCCTTGAAGCCGACCTCCTCGCCCTGCACGTACTCCATAGCCCCACACTCGATGCAGATATCTTCACTTGAAATTTCATCAAAAATCATTGAGAACCTGGCTCCACACTGTGTACACGGTCTGTCGTAGTGCTTGACGGTCGGGCGGGCCGCGAGGGTCCCATCTTCGACCTCGGCCATGTACGAGTTGAATATGTCCTGGCGCTGAACACCTTTTCTAGAAGATATCTTGATATTCGCGACAGTCTTGGTGCTGGTCGTTGCGACGGACTCGTCGTGATACTCCTTGATAAAGGGGGCTGTACGAGCCATGTAATCATATAATTCATCCTCAAGGGCACCGCGTGCGCGAGCGTCAGGAGCCTTGGAGAGGGCCTCGTGATACTCGCGTACGCGCTCGTTAAATCGCGCCTCCATTAATAACTTTAATATTATTTCTTTTAACCTAGTCGAGTTTAGGAGCCAGATAGAACTTCACATCTCCAAGATTTGCAATTCCGTATCTAAACACGACTGGCATCTGGTCGTCTCCCGAATCCTGCATGAGCTGGACCGACGAACACAGACCCGTCGCCTTCGTGAACAGGTTGATGTACTTGAGATTGTAGAGGGCGCCCGTTCGCTTGGCGACCGTGTCCGGAAATTCGAGGACCGTCTCCTGGTCGGCAAAGTCACCCCGGCACGAAAGCTCGAGCTTATTCCCATCCCTGTAAATGCTCATGTCATTGGCCAAATTGCCCATGTCGCGTGCGACCTTCTGAAAGTCCAGACTGGGCATGGTCGTGATGATGTCCATGCGGATATCGGGCACGTCCAATATGTCCTCGTTGATATCCAGGAGCTTCAATCTGAAACTCGTCGTGGACTTTTTGGCCGCGTTCTCGATGATGCACTCTAGCGAGTCGGCATCCTTGATTCTCCACGTGAGGGTGTCGGCCGGGCCGACCGACTTGAGGAGCTTGTACGTATTGGCCATGTTCAGACCGGCCGCAATCTCCATGGGACACTCGTACTCTTCAAAATTCTCGGCAGCCAGATTCATGTGGACGAGCGTCACGCGCGCCGTGTCGAGCGTCAGAATCTTGAGCCCACCTGGTCCAAAATATACATTCACGTCGTTGATGATGTCCTTGAGGACCTCGAATATCCCTTTAATGGCCGAGGCCTGAATAGTCTTCAGGTACATCCTTTGTTTTACTTGTCGGCATTCTTTACCTGATAAGCATCCTGAACACTTCTCCCTATCTTATCTTTGAGTTCTTGAGTGAGTCTGGGTTGCATGGACACGCCATACGACTCGAGCGCGAACAACTCAGGGCCGCCATCCTGACTGTCGAGCGTGGTCGTCGCCACCCCCGAGCCGTCCCACATCTCGAGCTCCGATGGAATCATGGACTCGAGCCAGTTGCGAACCTCGGCACCCACCAGGATGTTGCCGTCGGTCGTCACGAGAGTGGGCACGCGCGTCACCTTTTCCGACTTGGGCCGCCCCTGCGTGGTCACGTTGTGAAACCTGAGCATGGGTCCTAGCGTCGGATTTTCTTTTATAAAATTTAAAACTTCAAAACAGTACTGACACTTATCGCTAAAGACCAAGAGCGCCATCCTAGTACTTGGCCTCTCTTTTGTTCATTTTTTTTAAACGCGCCTAGTAGTAACAAATGAAGACTGACCTCGTGATCCTAGGTTCAGTGGCCGCCATCGTCGCCATCCTATTCTGGAACTCGTCTGCCCTTCACGCGTCCACGTTCGCCACGGGCACGCCCGTCGTCTCACCCAACATCATCCAGGTGATAATAGAGGCCATCCAGAAGAACGAGCCGTGGATGCAGCCCGTAGAGACCATCTACGTGACGCCCCGCGCGGGTCAGCAGGGTGGCGTCGTCTACGACGGACGGTTCATGTTTCTGGACACGCGCGGATTCTTCGGCGTTCAGTATGACGTCACCGCGGGCGTGAGCCCCGCAGGCCTCGTGGATATTCTCTCCAAGACGACCTCGAGCGCCCCGGACCGCTCCGGCCCCTTCCAGTCCTACTCGGCCGACAAATATCAGCCCTTTGCCGACGTGCAGGACGACCTGAACAAGCAGCTCGCCGCGACCATCCGGGCCTCGCGCGAACTTCCCGGTAAACAAGTCCAGTTCTAGTAACAAGGAGATGATTAATGCATCTGAAATAGCCAGGCGAGAGCACGACAGGAAGAATATCAGAAAAGAGACGTACCGGTCCATACTCGAAC